AAACATCTTCGTACCGTCAGGACAATCCGTTTGCAAGAACCAGCCGTTCGTGTCAGTAAAGCGGTGGTTAACAAAGCTACCACCAGACACATACCCGCCTGTTTTAATTGCATTAATGTCGTTTACGTTAGTCGCCCCGTTTGTCGCAGTTCCAGGGTTAACACCAATCGTAGTAGACATAGGACTGTTGAGTAGTTGCTCACAAGTGAAGATAAGATCCGGTGGGATATGAATGGACTTACACTGAAGACCAATCAAAATACCGCGATCATCTACCGCTTTGTGAATAGTAATGAGGGCAGTTTCCAAAGCTGCTTCGGACAGATCAACCGCCCCAAGAGTATTGGACTGGTCACCATCACCAATCGTAGTGTGATCCGCCGCAAAGAGCGCACTACCGTCACCACCAAGATACGCAGTACTAAAGCTGTTGTTGAAAACATCAGCAGCTTTAACCTGTTTCGTATTAGCCATCGCACGACCTAGACCCTTAGCACGGAGCTTGGAGAAGGAATCATAAAGATTATCTTCCATAGCTTCTTCCGTGATAGAGAACGCAAGTGCAATAGTTTCATGGACGTAACGAGAGCTGTAACTCTCCTGAGCATCATCATACTGAACTCCAGAACCTTCCTCTTTAACAGGAGCGGTACCGAAACCAGTAAACAACACCTCTTCTTCGTATGAACGATCAGAACCTTCCATCTCATAGAGAGGTTTGTGCTCATCATCCACACTGCCGTATTCCATTCCGAAGACTTTATTCAAGCCGGGAACGAGTTGCTTAGCAATAGCTGCTCTATTAATAGCCATATTTTATACTCCTTTCCCTTATGCGCTAACTGAAACGCCGATATCGGCATAATTGTCAGCATGTTCAACGAAACGCACTTCTACTTTCGGGAATGCACGTTGAGCAGCCACGGTAATATCGTTACCGGGTTCATCGTAATTACCAATAACCCTGAGAAGAAGTGACCCATTCGAGCGAGAGCCAGCATCAAGACCCATACCAGACTGTCCCGTAAAGCTACTACCAGCACCTAACGTAACACCAAAGTTCTGAGCATTAATATCACCAACAGTTACCGAAGCATCTGCTTGGATAAGGAACGTAGTATTCGGATCGTCGTCCACATACGCTTTAATGTTAGAAGCACTCGTTCCTGAAGGCCAATACTTTGACCATTTGGGAACACCATCCGCTTCATATTGACAGCCTTCAAACACTCCGATAGCCCGTACAGAGGTGCTAAGCATAACTTCAATCTTGCCAGTAGCATTCAGATGAACAACGTCACCTTTAAAAATGTTAGCAGCATACGCAGAATCAATACTATAAGTACTGAAACCACGAGAGTTAGTATTAGACCCTCGTTTACGGAGAGGTTTAAGACCAAACAACGCTTTCGATGCAGTCATAATAGCTTTCCTTTCCTATTAAGTTAGTAAACATAAATAATATAGAAAGAAGTGTAAGCTACCTTGAGACAAAATTCTATTTGTAGATAACAATTTAGTCTTGGAAACTAGCAGCCTTCTTTCCGCGAGAAACTTGAGTCTTACTTCCAGTGTGAACAGGAAAAGGATTCTTTGCGTCATACAATTGAGCGTTGACAGTCTGAACCATCTTCCTACTTTTGTTCTCGTAAAACTCTTGGCGAGATTCTGATCGTGCTTTACTCATATGACAAAGGGCTACATCGCCCCTGCAAATAGCACCAACATATCTCCCTGTCTCCATCACGGTAGAGCTGTGTTCCATTTCCGGCACATCTTCGGATTTAACGAACTCCCAACCTTCGGCACGACGTTTGCCTACATTCTTATAATCGTCTTGGCCCTTGAGAAGAACACGAACCCACCTAAGTGTTAGGCCTTTGGACTCGAATCTTTGTTGGACCGATTCAGGGATCTCAAGGAAATTAGGTTCCTCGAATACATCACTGCGTTGTTGAGAAGCACGACTGTTACCTGTACGTGATTCGATACTTTCTTTTAACCTACTTGTAGTATTCATATTAAGTCACTCCCACGCTATATTTGAATAGTTGTGTATTCGCCATCTGAAGCTTCTACACGTTGCTTTTCTCTAGCATACTCTTCTAACGGTATACCCCATTTCTGTGCATGTGCTACATCTTCTTGAGTCAAGTGGACTCTGTTCTTAGATGCAGAACCTGCTCCAGGTGGACTAGCAGCTGTACGTGAAGCACCTGCTACCGTTTGTTTCGCCTGTAACGTAGGCTTACGAACTGGTTTAACAACCTCTTCTTCTTCAAGAGAAGCGCCAAACCTCTCTGGATATTTCTCTGCTAACCTAGCATCCAGAGCATTATAAAACTCGTCATCTGAAGGATCAAAATCCCCTTCATTAATTAACTCTTGATTTACTGTAAGAGCTGCAGTAGTAAGGATCTGATCCTTATTAAACCAATCATTCCGTACAGCCCAATCCATTGCTTTAGGATCATACGTAGGAGTTGTTGGTGCTACATTATCTACTTGTTGCCTAGCTGGGGCAGCATCTACTTCTGCTTGATACTTAGCCCAAGCCTGCTTACGTTCTTCAATACGAGAAAGCTCCCCGTAACTCTTACTCATTTGCTCTTGAGCTTCTACAATAGATTCATTATCATCTTGATCTAGAGCTACTCTTAATCTTTTCTTAGCTGAATCAATACTAGCATTAAGATTAGATTCATTAGAATCCAAGGAGTTCTTAAGAGAAGCTGATAACTGTTTGTCTCGTTCTAAGAGTTTACTGTTAGCTTCTGCTAAAGCCCCACGAGCTTTATCTAACTCTTCGTCGCGCTCTTTCCGCTGTCGTATAAGAGTTCTGATACGCTTCTGAGCACCTTTAGTCTCAATACCTTCTAGCTCTTCAGCGTCTTCTTCCGTCTTCGCTTGTTTCTTTACAACCGCTGGTTGAACAGCAACGTCTTCTTTCTTGTCCTGGTTAGGTATAACAACCGGATCAGGTTTCTTTTCGGTGAGTATCTCTAGTTCAGGCTCTTCTTCTACGCCTTCAACTACCACCTCAATCTTATCTTCTTCTACCACAGGAGCGGTTAGGTCCATTGTTTCCCAACCGTCACTATTATCTTCTTGCTCTTCAGGGTCCATCTTAACGTGGTTCCTTTCCTTATCTTGTACCCGTAACTGGCGAACCGTTACGCATTGAGGGGATAATCCCTTCGCCCTAGAAAAACCTCTTTAGATTTCCCTTAATATTAAATATTATACTATCGTATTAGTATATATACAAATATTAATTAGTTAACCCCTCCACTGGAGAGATTAAAAGTAAGATCCAAATCCTGAGGGTCTTCTACTGTCATGATGATCTGATCATCAAATAGAAGAAGAAGCTGATTACCTCGGTACATGAACTTCTGTCCTACAGTCCTACCGTAGCAGACGTAATCTCCTTCTTTACACCAAGGACCGTTAGGGAACTTCTCCTCGTCCTTGTATGCACACTCACCTACCTTAACTACCTTTCCTACAGTGGTTAGATAAGCTACATCAGCTTGAGTTTTATCAGGTAGAAGAATACCTCCTTTAGTTTCTTTCTTGACTTGTACAGGTTTAACCATTATGTTAAATCCTGGAAGAGTTGGAAGCTTACCTTCCAGCAAGATTTCATCACCTCCTGTCCATTCAGCATTGTCAATACTTTTACTCATTGGGGTAGCTAATTGCATAGTATTATTGTCCTCCTTTAGTAGTCATCATCATAGTCATCACCCTCTGTTCTAGCCTTTACTACAACTCGTAGGATTTCTTTAGCGTCTTGTAATCCTTTTATATTTCCTACTACTTTACTGTAGTTACTGTAATCTTCAACCTGTCCAGCTATAAGGGAGACTGTTAAATTATCTATAGTTTCATCTATAGTTTTATTTATCTGAGTCCACAGGTCCATTCTTCTTAGTTGCCTCCATTGCTAGTTTACCAAAAAGATCAGTAGCTTTAACTTGTTTGGTAGTATCGTTAGCTGCTTCTGCTATAGCTAAGTCCATCAAGCCTTGTAAAGCTACAATTGCTTGCTTAGCATTACGGTCCCTCTCCTTCTCGTCCTTAGATGATTTCATCTTAGCACCATCCTTGAACATATCCAACTGAAGTTCTTGTTCTTTTATATCTAACTCCCTACTCTTCAAAGCACCTGATACAGCTTCCTTAGCTACAGTTACCTTTAACTTCTCAGTCTCCAGCTCCAAACGTTTACCTTCCATCTGTACCATCTGAGCTTCAGGAGTAAGAGCTTGCTGTTGAGCAGCAGCTACTTCATTAGCAGTTTTTACTTGCTGAGCTGCTTGAGCCATAATAGCTTCCATCATCTGAGGATTACCAGCTGCTTCAGGAGGAGCAATCTGACGCGCAACACCATTCATTTGCTCTTGATACTTCAACAACATATGCTCTTGCATGTTAGCTTCTAAGACAGGAGATATCCTTTGCATCAATGGGTTAGCACCATTCATGGGATCTTGTAGATACATCATCTTAGTTTGTATATGAGCATCGTGGTTCTGTCCAGGAAAAGCTTTGATAGGTATACCCTTAACAGCTGCACCAATATCTGATACAGGATCAAGAGGAATAGCTTGTGGCTTAGACGGCATAATAGCATCTATGTTAGGCATAGAAGCAGAGTTCAGGATAGTCTTATGCAACTCCTCTGTATTGTACATACCAGGAGGTGCAGATTGACTAAGCTGCAGCGCCATCTGAGCCATCATCATACGATGAGCAGAAGACGGAATGTTAGGATCAGAGACAGGAATGATATCAATTCTACCGTCAAAGTCTTCACGGTAGATCGTTAAGCTCGCTCCTGGTACGTCACACGTACATTCATCTGGTAAGTTCTCGTAGTTTAAACGAGCAAGGATACGGAACTCTTCCTTCTGGGAGTTATGTAGGCGCTTATGAATAGCAGAGAAGAACTTACTGGAAGCTTCTAACAGAGCCATCGTCGTACCTACAGGACCGTAGCTGGAAGCATCAGAGATCATCTGCTCTGTACTATCAGCAAACTTACCAGCAGCTGCAGTTACAAAGCCTAGCATCTGGAAGAGAGTCTGAGAAGGCTCCTTGTACGGTAGGGGCATGATCATCTGTCGTATGTCAGTACCTACAGCTTCTATCTCTTTGAACTCACCGGGAGCAATAGCGTCATTGTCGCCTACAATCCGTACACCTTTAGCTTTGAAACCTCCAGGAAGGTTAGCAAACTGACCAGCATCAATCAAGCTACGCATAGCAGCTGTAGCTGTCATGGTCAGGTTACCAAGGAAGTGGATGAGACCAAGACCATAGAACCCGAAACCGGGAACGTACTTGTAGTGAGTGAAGAAGGTCTTCTTAATCTTTCTTGGGTCTTCTCTATCGTAGTTGCGATAGATACTGAGTATCTTACTGGATTGCTCTTCTATAGTTACGATATACGGGAGAGAAACCTCATCCTCGAAACCGTCTATATTAAGATATACATGCTGTTCTAAGAGCACATACTGGGTATCTACACCGTCTCCTGACTGCGTGGTACCCATGATATTGTCCATCTTCTCAGAGAGACCAGACACCTCAGGTTGGTAAGGTTCACCTAAATCCTCTTCTATATCAATAGAATAAAGACCAGCAACTACATCTCTCTCAAGGTCCACTACCGTACGAGGGATGACATGGGTATACCTGTCAGCTGTAGCTAAATCCTTAGCGTTGTTGGATACATAGAACTGATCAATAGGAACAAACTCAGAACAAGGACGGTTTAAACCCCTATCAAAGTAAGTCTTCTTAAAGGCACTCCCTATGATAGGAAGATGAAACAGCTT